GATCTGCAATATTAAAAACCTCAAAGAGACTTCTCTCTTGATTTAGATAGTCCTGTTCATTCTTATTCCAAATAGCCATGAATCAAATCCACTCTAGTTTTGCTGGATGATATCTATTTACTTTAGTAATGTTTGTATTTCTTGGAGTTGCTGGATAAATCTGATGAACTATAGCACCTGGATATTCTCCTTGGAGTTGTTCTGCTAACTGATCTTTTGTTGGGATACCACTGTCAGTTACCATCTCTACTCTGTAGATGCTACCCTGCCAAACAAAGTCAGCAGCAAACTCTTCTCCAACCTTTTGGGGAGTTGTCTCTCCACCAATAATGATTGTGCCTACTGATGCGTTTCCTGAGATAGTTACACTCTCAGAAATAAAATCTTTGTATTTTTTCATGATCAGCAATTCCAGGCTCTAAGGGACTTATTGATTCTGCTGTTGGGATCTCTGGCAGTCTTTGCACTAGTACGCTTATCTTTCATGCCCCTCATTCTTGCACAGAATGATGCTCTTCTAGGATTGCCAACTTTCTTTGAAGGTGCCTTTAAATCTGATCCAGGATTCTCTCTTTCATATGACTTTCTACCTTTCTCATTTAATCCACCTTCTTTATTCTTGCCTTCTTTTCTTTGCCATGCAGCAACCTCAGTAATGAAGTCACTGTATGACATACCCTCACCCAACTCTCCCAGTGCCTTTGCTTTACGAACTTTCTTTGCTCTTAGTTTGCCACCTGGATAGTTTCTTTCATCATTTCCCTCAAAGTCAGGATCTACATTAGCACGATGCCTTGCTGCTCTTTCTGGTGAAAGTCTATCAGTATGAATATCTTTTCTGCGATTAGGAGAAAGTTTTTCTGCTTTTCTTTGTTCAGATCTTTTAACTTTATTGCGTTGTGCTTTGAAGGTTTTCATATCCATGCCCTCAGAAACATCTTCATCACTTTGCATGTATTCTGCTGCAGTATCAATGAAGTCTGCTGCTCTGGTAATCTTTGATTGTACCCAAGCAGGAATCTGCTGATCTCCTTTTTTAATCTTACTTCTCAAAATATTAACTGCTCTTTCAATTTGATCAAACTCAACTCTTGCCATATATCCTTCTTCATCCTTCTTCTTACCACTTGCAATTTCTTTGTGGTCTTCATGAATCTTTGATTCATTTGTTGGATGAATTTTAGCAATAGTATATTTGTCCCACATAGAAGGACCCCATGAGCACTCTTCTCTTTTTTCGTTCTTTTTGCAAAGGAGACAATACTTTGTATCTTTTTTGTATTGTTCTTCTGGAGTAGTTTCTTCTTTCATGGGTTTCTTTTTTTCTACTTTCTTAAGTCTTGTGTAGTAATCTGGAAGTTCATCCACATGCTGTAGTGCAGTAATTCTTGCACCACTTTTACTAGTAGTGTGTTCTCCCTCAACCTCAGTTCCAATTTTCACCTGCTGGACAATTTTATCCAAAGTAACTTTGTGCTTTTTAGCAAGTTCCTCTGGAGTTTTATATGCTTTTACAGGACCTTTTGGATCTTTCATTGAATATTATTCCTCTGTATTATTTAGAAGTCCTTGCTTTATAAGTTTGGATAGTTCTGCTGTGGATCCAACAAACAAAGAGTTATTGACTGTTGTAGGTCCTTTCTGAGGGGCATCAAGGTCTTTCATCTTCTTCTGTAGATCCATCAACTTATCGCTCACATCTCCAACAGACTTAATAAGTTGACCTGCAACTTCATATGCTCTTGGATGACCAGACTCTTGAGCAAGTTCTAAGATACCATTAATTGCTTCTTGTCCCTTTTCTATCAGACTATAGAGGTTTCCTCTAGTATACTCATAGTCTTTTTGGGGATCATCTGGTACTTCTGCTTTTTTAATCTCAACAGGTTCTACCTGGACAATTTTAGTTTCAATGTCCAGTGCTTGTTCAATCTCTTCATATTTGTCTTTCATAATCAGTTATCCACATCAGTTCCTTGGGAATTGCTATAAGTCTTAAAGTCTACAAATTCTTCTATCATGTCATTGAATCCAAAGTCATCTCCAAGTTCAATTAAACCATCATCTACTGCATCAATTATATTATCTCCATTATAATCTTCAAGTGCCTTTGGAGTTACTGTGTATCTAACTTCTCTCTTAGCATTTAGGAGTGCATTGGTAGCATAATCAACTTGTACCTTCTTGATGAGACCTTGATCATCAGATGGAATCTCATTGAACAGATAGGTTTTTGCAGTGAAATTTAAAGTATAAGTTATGAGTCTTCTTGTTGAATAATCTCCTTCATAATCATCCCTAAATCCAACTCTATTGAGAACTATGGGAATATCTCTCTTTTCTCCAATAGATGGAATCATGTTCACTGTTACATTAAATGATGGTTGGAAGTATGGTAAGATCTGTTCTATAATTTGCAATACATCATCTTGAACTTTTGCTAGAATGTTTAACTCAAACCCAATATTATATGGGACTGGCATGTAGACTCTTTTATATGAACTTCCATCAGATGCTTCTGCAGTCTTAAAGGTTTGAATTGCAGATGCTTTTCTGGTAGGATCATAGTCAATAGATACCATCTCAAAAGACATTCTAGGTAGAGTGATTGCAATCTTTCTGTCTCCAGAAGGATTTTGCTCTAACCTAGCAAGGAACTTTTGAGTTGGTCCATAAGCAAGAGGCACCTTCAATACTGACAATGGATTATCATTGTCATCAAATCTTCTGATTTGAATGTTATTAAATAAGGTGCCAAATGCAATTACAGTTTTGCTTATGGACTTGTGATAAAAATAATTACCAAGCATTTTATAAAACCTTTATTTAATATTTAACTCTTCTAGGATATAACAATCCAAGTTGAGGTCTCTTTGCTCTCAAGTAGTCTGCAGTTTGTTGGTTAGAACTTAAGTCTAGATTACCAAGACTAACAGTTCCATTGCTAACTTCTAAAGTAAAACTAGCAGTAGATTGTGGCAATAGTGCCAAAGTTGAACCAAGAGAAACTAAAGTTGTTGTAGTTATTCCTAACTGTGTTGTAGTATAGTCTGCCATTAGGTTGTTCTAGCACAGAACAGAATTCCACGAGTTCTTTCATCTTGTCTGTAAGAACCAGTAATAACTGTATAAACTTCAGAACCACTGATAGTAACAGTGTCTCCTTGTTGAATATTTGCAGAAGGTGCAGAATATTCAAACTGGATTAATACAAAATCATCAGGAATGTAGTATGGAACTGGAATTAGATTCATATTGATTGGAATTCCTTTGATGACTGCATTATAAGATCCGCCTCTTGCGGCATCTCTGTAATAAATTGAAGGATTGTCTTGTACTGAACCACTTGTAGAATCTGAAGTTGGTGAAAAATATCTTGTTTTTTTATAAATTTCACTGTAATAATTACTTTCAAGTTGAAGATATCCATATTCAGCAGTTCTAGATGTCCCTGTAAATTGACCAATATACTGCAATCCAGAACATTCTGTAATAAAGTCTAAGTATGCTTGACCACTACCATCTGCAGTACTAGGAACTATTTTAGTTGCTCCACCCAAGAATACAGAATCATAATCCCATAAAGTTGAAGTAAAGTTGTGGACAAAAAATGTAAGAAATGTATTGTCTCTTAATTTTGTAGAAGATAGTGTTGGTTGAGTATAAGAAAATACTGCAAAATTAGGATCTATTCCAGATCTATAAATTTTCAAACTTAGTCCATAAGAATTTGAGGAAGCAATAATTTCATTTGCAAATTGATAAACCTGATTTCCTGCCATTCTATCATTATTAATATCAAACCAATATGCACTAGCACTAGTATTCCAAGTAATGTCTGTTATTGGATTTGTCCCATTGCCATTACTATTTCCTGCAAATCTATTTCCATAACCAACACCAGCAGCAGTAGTTTGTTGATTTGTATTTGCAACATCAAATGGTTGGAATCCACTTCCTGCAAATATTGACAGTTGATTATCTGCATTTACTTGGAAAGCCCTATAAGTATCTCCATATCTTTTGTTTGCTTGAATTTGGTGTCTAACAACACCCCAAGGATATGATGCCCCAGAAGTTACATTTTTATCATAATAAGTTGTTGAACTGCCAAAACTAGTAGATGTTGTTCCAACAGAAACTACAAGATTTGTTGCCCCATTTGCAACTCCTCCAATAGCAGATGCTGGTAAAGTTGCTACTTCACCATTAGTATAACCATATCCAGGACGATTGACCCAAATTGCATTGATAGTTCCCCCAGCTCTGTATACATTAAAAGATGCTCCTGATCCAATTCCACTTGTTGAACTTGGAGAAACATCTTCATAATAGATTCCACCTAAATTGCTTATTGTTCCACCACCAGACTGCACAGTAACTGAGGTTACTAAACCTGATATAGAAGAACCATGCCAACCCAACCAAGAGAAAGCTTCTTCCAATTGGATAATTACATCAGTTCTAGCCCATCCTACTGATTTTGAAATTGTAGTTGTTGTAATTGCCATTTGGAAATTAAGCCTCCAGTTTTAAGATTGTTAATTCTGCTGTGATTGTGGTTGTAACCCCAGAAAGGTTTTGAACTGAAATATACATGGTGCTATCCACAGGATCATTTAAATTGCCACCAAGAACAAAAGGAGAAATGATTTGTGTAGTTGAAACTCCAGTAGTAACTAGTTCAGCAATAATTCCACTACCAGCAGTTGGATCTTCTCCTATACTTCTATTTAAATCATTAGATCTGGATGTACTATCAGTATATAGTCTAAACCAACCTGCTGTAGACAAACCAACCTTCATTAGGGCATAAGATTTAAATCCAGTAATATTTGCTGTTCCAATCCCATTGTTTGCAATAGAAGTTGTTGCTCCAGATACTACTGATCTTGTTTTTAAAGTATTATCTCCAACAAATGAAGATCCAGTAACAACTCCAACAAAAGAAGCACCAGCAGACCCTTTAATTTCACCATTTACAGTAAGTGTACTTTCTGCATTGGTTGTTGCTATACCTACATTAGAAAGTGTGTGGATACCAGTTGCATTTGTTCTCCAAACTGGTTGAAGAAGCAATTGATTATTTTTATATAAATTGCCACTAAAGTTAATATTACCATTAACATCTAAAGTGGTAATTGGATCATTTGTATTGATGCCAACTAAAACTGTGGTGTGAATTCCTGC